ATTATGCACTTCTTCGAAGCATTTGTCAAGATCAATTCCAAAAGAATGTCCGGCACCATAGACAACATAGAGAAGGTCTGTAAGAGCATCAGCGACCTCTATGATATTTTTATCGTCTAATGCTTCACGAAGTTCATGCAGTTCCTCTTCAATCAAGGCATAGCGTAGTTCAGCAACAGAAGACCATTGTGGTTCAGACTCAACATTTTGACCAAACGCATCCATAAACTCTTCTACTTTTCCAAAGTTAGTCATTTTTACTTTTTATATCCTTTCAATTTTTAAAGGCGATTTGCGCCTAACTTGAGATTGTCACGGGCTTCTTGTATGACTGTGTTTTCAGGAGTGGTTTCTCCTCCTTCGATGTAAGGAATTTTGTGTCCTTTGTGGTAGGTCACACCATCATTCAACTTAGACGGGTCAATGTTTTTTCCTTCTGGAGTTTTCCATTTATCCATCGTTGCAACGGCCAACTTTTCAAGACCACTTACAGTTCGTTTCTTGTCTAGCTTTGTGAAATATTTGTTCATATCAAGCCGTTCAGAAATCAACTTATAACGCATCTTGTTATTAGTTGGCTGACGACCGCCTATAAGAGTCTCAAAGGACTTTGGTTCCTTCCAAGTAGGGTGAGAGTAAGTATTTTTTTCTGATACAATTTCACCAACAACTTTATGAAAATCGCTTACAAGCATTTTCATCTTATTGGCATCAATCGTCTTACCTTCTTTGATTTCTAGGACATAAAGGGCCCACAAATCAAAGATAGAGTTGCGGTTAGATAGGGCTTTCAATTCGTTCTTCTCCTTCAACAGTCGCATGAACTTATTAAAGGCGTTTTTAAACTTTACTTGATGCTTATCTTCCAGAGAGTTGACTTCATAAGCAGACCAGAGGTTGTTTTTATTAGCAGACCTATGAAATTCATTGAAGTAAAAGTACATCATAGCGGCAATGAAATCGTCAATACCACGACGAATTGCATCTTTTTCAGTAAACCACGACGTGTCTTTCGTAAAGAAAAACGAATCATAGTTAGAAGCGAGTTCACGGATGGTTTTTGCAATATCTGAAGTGAATGCATTCCTCTTTTCAGGTTGGTTCAACGGATTGCCATCATTAACATTGACGAAAATACGAGAGAGGTCATTTCGTCCAGCATCAACATAAAGTTGAATTGTGATAGCAGATTCGTCGAAAGCCTTTCTAACAACACTAGGTAATGTGTCGTAATGGTCGCAACCTTCGCCGATTACACCAATCCATTCATCAAAACGATATTCGCCCTTGGCTATCGGAAATTCACCTTTCTCAAAGGCTTCTAGGTTGATGGTTCGGTTGTTAGAATCGATGTTGAGGTACATAACGCCTTTGTCGAACCAATACTGAAAATATTCAATATCCTCGTATTTCTCGTTTTCTTTGGCATGTTCAAGACACCGCTCTACATCAGCAAAGATAAACGAACTCGGTGCCGAACCTACTGCTTGAGACATAATATAACCGCACTTCTGTGCATAGCTCCAACGAGTTCGCAGGCTTGCCTGAAAGGCAAGATCCGCCGCAACGAAAGGGCGAATTTTTTCTAAAAATTCAGAAACAGTGGTTACTCGTGGTTCATACTTCAGGCTATTAATTACAAAGGAAGTCATGTTTTATCACCTTCACATTTGAGAGAGAACGTTTCTCTCTCTTTCATAACTATAATATAGGCGTTCTAGAGCCAAATGTCAAGCACTTTTTTTATTTTTTTGAAATTAATTTTGGAGCGGGCGGAAGGAATCGAACCTCCGTCATGAGATTGGAAATCTCAGGTAATGCCATTATACGACGCCCGCATCACGAAAAGAAAGACTCTAAGGTGCTTCTCTGCTCTAGCTGCCAGTCTATCACATCAGTGATAGAGCGTAGCGGCGACAGGAAGTTCTTTTCGAATTGTGTTTCGTAGTCTATATAGTCTTCCAGGATAAACTCTTTTGGCAGAGAATCGATAGCGCTGATAACGTTCTCCATCGTAGGATTTGGCTGTTTAAGATAGCAAAATTTGATTTTATCGCCGTCTCTAATTTTCTCAACGGTCTTGGTGAGTTTGTGTTTCTCAAGCATTCTATTGTAGATCAAGGCACCACGAACATGTATAGGAGTACCAGAACGCCAGCTATCACCATCACGATACTTATTGATACCATTCATACCACGAGGAAAAGCCACCTCTTCAAACGACATTTTGAAAAACTTACCACGAAATTCTTGAACATAGTCAATCAAATCGCTTTCATCTCGATTCATAATGAGTGAGATTGCACTCTTAATACTCTCTCGACAGGACTGTGGAGTAGAAGAACGAACTGCTTCGATGCCCATGATTTTGAGTTTAGGCTCAGAATATTGAACGCCTTCGTTGTTATATACGTTAAGAATATAGTGCTTCTTTCCAGTCCATATTCCTTTGTTTGCAATCGCCTCTCGCTTCATAAACATCTTCTGAGAGAAAGCATTGACATACTTAGCAAGCTCCTCATAAGATTTATTGATGAAAGGCTCAATCGCCTTAGAGCAAATCTTATCTAGATATTTCACAACCTCATCAACAGGAGCATCAGGTTTGAACTTCTTTACAAATTTATCCATGACTATGTAAATCGAGTCCGTGTCAGAAGCCACGATGAAATCATCATCTGTTTTCAAAAGATTATTCAGATAATCATTCATCTTCTTCTCAATCCAGCGAATAGAGAATTGACCACCCATCGTGACAGACTCAGCATAGTTAGGATTGAACCAACGAAACCATTCATTGCCAAGAGCGCCATAAGCACAGTTCAACTGAATTTTCTTGGCGTGTTGAATCTTATCATAACGAATACTATCACGGAGATGCTCAGGATTGCCTGTATCTTCATACTTCTGTTTAGCATCAAGCATCATTCTCTTGAAGCGAGAACGGTCTTCATACATTTTCTCCATCAAAGAAGGAAGAAACCCTTGGCCTTCACGGTTCCACAAACAACCATTAGGCGTGATTGTGAGATTTTCAGCATTCAAGTGTTCTGTGATATCTTCATTGTTCAGCACACCATCAAGAAATCCATCGACGGTGCAACCAGGAAAACTAACCCTTGAGTTATATTTTTCTGGTGATATATTGTATTGCATGATTAGATGTGGGTACAGAGAGTTCAAATCAAAAGAACATACCCAATCGTGCTTGCCTAGAATAGGATTCTTTACATGACCACCAACGAACGAATATGGTTTATCATTTCGCTTGAACTGAGGTATCACAATCTTCTGTTCGAGCAGATAGTTGTGAATGATAACATCCCACATACGAACCGATGTATAGGCGTCAACATAGTTCAACTTAGCATCATAAGCCAGAGCCAGTGCTAGGTCAATCAACTTCAGCTTGTCATCTAGCTTATTGATAAGTTCAGTATCAATGATGTTATATTCAACATATTTCTGAAAGTTTTGCTCATAAAAATTATGAAGAGAACCATATTCAGAGTAGTCTAGCTTGCGTTGATCTAGTTCAACATAAGCGATGTGGTCTAGCTTGTATGACTCTTGCTGCGTGTATGTCCACTTACGATAGACTGCAAGATAGTCTAGAATTTGAACGCCGAATATGTCATAGGTAGTGATTTCTTCATTATTGTTCTTCTGCTTCTTATCACGAACGAACTTCCAAGGAGAGAACATTTTGACATATTCTTTACCACAGATGTTTCTGACACGATTGACAAGGTAAGGAATATCAAAAAATTCGATATTCCAGCCAGTCAAAATGTCTGGGTCCATCTTACGATATTCTTTTAGAAAGGTAAGTAGAAGTTCTTTCTCATCTCTACATTGCAGGTAGGTTACATCGTCTCTATCCGTCTTGAAGTCTCTGATACCAATAACAACAAACTTTTTACCATCTGAGATGGTGATAACGGTAATCGCTTTGTTCGCCAGTTCAACATTTGGGAAACCATCATCTGACATAGTTTCAATATCTAGAGATACAACGTTGATAAGGTCTCGGTCATATTGAACTTCACCAGTCCATTTGTCATTGATGTAAGGATAGACGAATTGTGTCATACCATAGAAATTGAAGTTACTAATGTCTGAATATTGTTCTGTGAATTGCTTTGCTTCACGAATTGAATCGAACTGTACCTTACCAGCACGGTCACCAAAAGGAGATTTGTAATCTCCGTCTGCACTACTTACGAACAAGTATGGCTTATATTCGTCTTCATATTGAATACGTTCGCCGTTGCGAATTGCACGAACGAGCATTTTGTTACCGAATTGTCTGACGTTTGTATAGAAGTTCATGCTTATCTCCAAAGTGAATAGACATTATATCTCATATTCAGAGGGATGTCAAGCCTTTCTTCTTTAGCAAAAAATATTTTATTTAGACCGTAAGAAAATAACATCTATAGCTTCCAGATTATAGTATTCTTTAATGTTTTGAAAAATCTTTTTGATTTTTGTTGTAGAATACATACCCGTATCCTCATTAATACCTCTTGCTTGTGTAGCAGTTGAAGCATAAAGAATTACTAGTGCTTTCTTGGACGCTTCTTTCATAAGTCTCAGCATAATTCTCCCCATCAATTCTCCATCCCAATTCTTCATTCCTGTGGGCTGGAAAACTTCATAGTCTTCATACGCTGGCATGTTGGAGTATTTTTTAAGCTCTTCGGCAAGTTCTTGGCCAGACCATTCTTTAGTAGGTTTTCTACGTTCGCCAAATTCGTGGTGCGAAGACCAATTTCCTATTGTTAGTCCACTGATTTGTGGATACCTCTTCATAAAATCTTTGTCTATATCCTCTGAGAGTTTAGGACTCCCAGTAGTCATCATAGCATCATCCATCCTTGCATAGTATTCAAGTTTTATATCATCATTTTCAACACTTCTACTTTCTTTAAACGTCTGATTTAGACCGTTACCGACCGCTCTTAGGTTATACATCTTTGAGTTAAGATCAACTTTAAAGTTGATGACATAACAATCATAAGCATGGATTCCCAACTCTACCATAATCATGACCCCATGATTCCTATCAAGCAACCTCCAACTATCAGAGGGGATTTCTTCTTCCTCATATACAGTTGTTTCTGGAAAATACACAATAACTGGACGCTCCAAACAACTATAGTCGCCCGTAGATCGTACCTTATTCACTTGTCTACTGACAAATTCATTATCGATTGTTTTATTTCGGACTTGCAGCCGATTTTTATCATTAATTACATATTGCCCTGGTAAAGTTTGTGTCATAAAATGAAGCAAGTTAAAATCTTTTTCAACACTGCGCCACATTCCATTTTTTATGGAATTTACAATTTCGTTCATAGTATAGCTTGTCGTTGTCATTATATACATTTCCTATGTGATTTGTTATCAATTCTTATCTTGTTACTAGTGTGTCATCTCCAAAGTGAATATACATTATATCTCATATTCAGAGGGATGTCAAGCCTTTCTTCCATAAAACTTCGTCTCTCCATTATATTTTGCGTCAAACAGATACCAACAGCAGTTGTCTTTACCTGTTGACTTACTGTCTTCAATCCACTTGACTCTACCTACGCTCACAATCTTATGTAGTCTGTCCATAAAGGGCGCAGACTGCTTTGTGTGCATCCAGTCAGCATCAAATAGCAACCACGTCGGTGCCATATTAGATAGATGCTCTATCAACGGGTGAAGTATCGTTCGATTCCAAGGTGGGTTTAAAATCTGTGTTGGGAGGAACAATAAAGTCAAAGGCATCCATCTGTTCAACACCACTATCTTGTGGTTCAATGTCAGATAGCATTGTTGGAAGAGCCTCAGACTCTGATAGATAGTCCAAATGAAGTGCCAGTCTTGCATCGCCAGCACAGGGTTCTGCGAAGGTAAAACTCTTCGGAAGATGTGGTATTAATGGCATAACAGCACCAAGTGGAGTAGGATAGAAATCTCTCTCTATCCTCTCAAATGAACTTCTCTTACCCATTATGCTGCAATCCTAGAGAAGTTCTTTACTTTCTCAAAACGAAGAGTGTTCTCGAACTTGTCAATCAACTGGTCAGTCTTATGACTGATAACGAACACATTCGAGTCACCAGTGATATCAGTCAAAATCTTCATGAACTCTTCTGTACCATTAGCATCAAGAGAGCCATCAAACACCTCATCCATAATCAACAGATTAGTTGAGACGGAGTTGCGTAGCTTTGAGACCGCTCGCCATGTGAACAGCAGAGCCAAATCAATACGCATCTTCTCGCCCTCAGAGAACGATTCATATGAGAACTCATCACGAAAGCGTGAGCGAATGGTCTCATTGAACTGCTCATCAAGTTCAAACTGAACGAAGAAGTCCATCTCAGCAAGATATTTGTTGATTAGCTTGTTGATGATAGGCACATATTGACGAATGATTTGTGTCTTGATGCCACCATCTTTGAGTAGGTTAGCAACGACACCCATTGTTTCACGGTCAATCGTGAGGTCACGATGGTCATTATTGAAGCCTTCAAGTTCAGTATGCAGCGCTTCAATCGTGCTGTTATCAATAGACTCTGCTTGCTTTTGAGTATCTGCCAACTCAGCTTGTAGCGATAGAACATTACGCTGGTTAGAAGCATATGTAGCGTTCTTAGCACTCATATCAAAACCATGCTGATTGATACGATTGTGGACCTCACCAATCTCAGTCTTACGAGTCTCCACAAGTTCAATCTCTGTTTCCATCTTCTCAAGACCCTTTTCAATATCGTCTTGCTTGATGATCTTTTCAGAAACAATATTTGCTTTGTGATCATGAGCAATACCTTGCTTACAGATAGGGCAATCATCATGGTCTTTGTAGAACTGTAGTTCCTTTGCAATCTCTTTGATCTTAGAACGAAGGTTCTTATCAAGGCGAACGAGTTCCATATGCTTCTTATTGACAGCCTTCTCATCACCAATAGACTTCTTCAGTTCACCAATTGCAATCTCCATCTCTTTTACTTCTTCGAGGAGTGCATCATTATCTTCAGTCAACTCTTGAATACGAGATTGAGTCTTCTCAGCATCAGCGGTAAAGATTTGAATGTCAAGAAGGTCTTCGATAATCTCTCGACGATGTGCTGCTGGTAGCTGCATGAAAGGAACAAAAGTGCTGCTACCCAACACAACAATCTGACCAAACGATTTGAAGTTTAGCTTCAGAATGTTCTGCTCAAGGTGTGTCTGATAATCTCTGTTAGCACCATCTTGGTTGAGAAGATTATCATTCTTATATACTTCAAAAATATTAGGCTTGACACCACGACGAATGCTATATTCATCACGACCAATACGAAAATCCAACTCAACGAGAAGGTCTTTCTGATTGATACTGTTCATCAACTGAGGCTTGTTGATACGACGAAATGGTTTGCCATAAAGAGCAAACGATAGCGCATCTAGAACAGTAGATTTACCAGCACCATTCTCGCCAACAATCAGAGTGGTTTTCTGATCATTGAGCGAGATTGTAGTGAAAGCATTCCCAGTTGATAGAATGTTTTTATAACGTATGGTCTTAAATTCAATCACAGATTCATTGCCTCCTGATACAATGACTTCACAGTATTGTCAACTCTATCTTTGTTATTACGAATGTCTAGACCATCAACATATTTGTGCAGGATAGTCAGAGTGTCTTCAGCCTCGTCAATCAGGTTGTCTTCATCGACAACATCAAGATTTAGATGGTCTTCAACAGTCTTAATATCAGCACAGCCCATGTCAATTAGTTTGTTCATCCACAAGTCAAACAAGTATGGGTTCGACTTGTTCTTTATTATAACCTTCACATAGCTATTTGTCAATCCCTTTTCGAACTTCAAATCTGCAATATCATTGACGGACATATCAGTATCATCATACCATAGCTTGTGAAAGATGTTACGAGGATTCTCAACAAACTCTAACTCTCGTGTTTCAGTGTCTAGCACATGAAAACCACGAGGGTCATTGTAGTCGCTCCAAGTCATTTGATATGGAGAGCCTAGATATGAGATATTGCTGTGGGTAGACTTATGATGAAAATGACCAGACAATACCATATCAAACTTACTAAAAATATCTTTACTAAGTCCGTGATGGTTAACTGCACCTCGATACATCTCAAATCCTTGTATCTCAAAATGTCCCATAAGAATCTGAGCATCTGTTTTCTCAATCGCTTCCATTGTTACTTCATAGTTCTCATCGCAAATCCAAGGCACAAGAAGCACCTTCAACCCATCATAGTTCTTCTCTACAGGCTTCTCCCAGTAGCAGTTGAAGTTATAGAACGAATGCCCATACAACTGCCGCATACTGTTAATCTCATTGGTGTTCTTATAGAAACAGTCATGATTGCCAATAATCATGTCAGTATCGATACCACGATTATGAATTGGTTTGATTAGATGCTCTTCTAACTGGGAACTAGTGACGAAATTAATATACTTTCGACGGTCACACACATCACCAAGATGAATAATATGATCAATCCCCATAGTATCAATGTACGGAAAGAACTGCTCATCAAAAAAATTATTAATATGGTCAGCAATAATGCGGTTATCATTACGAACTCCAAAATGAGTATCAGTTACAATAGCAATCTTCATTCGTCTTCCTCATCATAGAACAACTCGACACCACTTCTCTTCTTTACTTTAGGCACCTTCTTCTTCTCTAAATTCTTTTCATATTCATCAACAAAGTCATTCATATAATCAGTAGCATATGAACTCTGACTGTTAGATAGGTCTGTGCCAGAAGCATCATCATATAGTTCACCCATCACTGCCATAGATGTATACATCTTCTGCTTTGTATACAACAGCTTCTTCTCTTTTGCAATCCTACGAAGAAATGCATAGTAGATGATTTGAGTGAAATACGCAAAGGGATTTGCTGACTTTGCTGGGTCAAAGTTGTTGAGCGCTCTGATAGCATTCTCAATCCCATCAGCAACCATCTCTTCACGGAATGGGTAGTTAATGAAGTTTGGCTTGTATGAGAGTCTCGTTGAGATATCCATCATACAGCGACCAAGGTAATCTGGGATGATGGGCGGATCGTCACCAGACTCTTCAGCATCTATTCTATTCTGGCGATACTCGACCATCACCTCAAAAAACTTCTTGTTATCAATATAGTTGTTCTTTGCTTTAGCCATTGTGTTATCTCGCTTTTGTAATCGTTACACATAATATAGTATAAAACACAACGAAAGTCAACCCAAATAAAGCAATAAAAATATCAAAAAAGGATTGACATTTTTTTCAAACGCTGTATAATAGCATTTATGCTCCAATGAAACACTAGATTAGTTATAATCGTTTCTGTTTGGTGGTACCATGTGATTGAAGAAATCATCAATATTTGAATCTTCTTCTTTCATGCTGCTCTGGTAAGACTCAAGAGCATCAGCATTTACCTTCTTTGCTTCATACATATATGTATGATAGTAGTATTCAGCAAGTTCATTTGCTTTACCCAAATCTGAAAGAATGTTTGACTTGGGTAGATATGTAACATTATCTTCAGTTAGGCTCATCCAATGCTTTAGAAGAATACCACTAGATGGATTGAAAAGAACTGTACAGGGGTCTTCAACAATGTAACCCATTTCGTTCTCATCTCTTATCCATGCGAAGATATCTTCACCACTTATTAACTTGAAAACGTGTAGCATGGCTATCCCTTTATATCTACGTTATATAGCTTTAGATCGAAACCCTCTTTTGAATATGTATCTACTCTCTCCATGAAGTGTTTCAGTGCAAAGTTTCTTTTCTTTTTATGTGAGAGATCATCTACAATATCGTATAGGGTGGCTTTCTCTTTGCTCTCATGTGTTCTAAGTCCTCTGCCGATAGATTGAAGATTACGAATCCTAGACTTTGAAGGAGACGCAAAAACAATATTATGAAGATTGCGTATATTGATACCAGTAGAATAAGTACCATAACTGGCAAGGATAATAGTATCGCTAGACTCTTCAACAAGCCTTCTAATATTTTCTCTCTCATTTGATTCAACTCCACCGTATACGAAATGAACTTCTTTATCATCTGACTGAAGCAGTGGGTGTAACAGCTTACCATGCTTCTCAACGAACTGAAAGAGTATCAAAGTATTGCCCTTGAGACTCCAAGCAAGATTGCGAATGAACTTATTTCTCGCTTCATTCCTAACGATAAAATCAATCTCTTCTTGGTATGTTTTGTTACGCATTAACTTTCGTGTAGCTTCAGGATACTCTAACACAACGCCTTTAATCTCTAAGTTTGCTAAAACATCTTTCTCCATCAACTCTGATGTGCTGACAATTTGCTTTACTGTTCCGAATAGACCTTCTAATACTAGCTTGTGTGTCTGTGATCCATCAAGTGTGCCAGTAAATCCATAGCGATATCTGCAATCATCCATTTTAGAAAGAATATTAGTGAGAGACTTTGCTTTGAACAGATGTGCTTCATCACCGACGACAACATCAAATGGTTTGAACCAAGGCTTCTTTAGTTTGTATATTGACTGCCAAGTTGTAATCACTACACTACTATCTATATCTTTCTCAGCACCAGCCATAATCTTATGAATGTCCATTGATTCGCCGTTGTTATATTCAACGAAATCTGACGCCATCTGATGGACAAGAGATGTTGTCGGTACGACGATTAGCACTCTTTCGTTTCGTGCTAGGTGCCATTGTGTGAGCAAATAGATGATGAACGACTTACCACTACCCGTAGGCGATAGTAGAAGTTTACGCTCTGAGTTGAGACACTCTACAAATGCATCATTCTGATAATCACGAAGTTCATATGGTGCTTTGAGTAGTTTCGCTAAATCGTAACCAGACTCTTTATCATACTTACCTAATGGTTTGAACTCATCTGATACGATACACTTATAGTTTCTATCTTCACAGAACGATACGACATAAGGCAATAGACCAGCATAGAGAAGTCGAGTCATGTTATTGAGCAGACGTATCTTGCCGTCCCAAAACTTCGCTTTGTATTGAGGGCTGAACTTTGCACCTGGGACTGAGAATGTAAAATAATCACTGAGTTCCATGATGATAGATGTTTCAGCATCAACACGAAGGAAGACTTCACTAACCTTTTCCACTCTCACTATGTCTGTCATATTTTATTGCCTTACCATTTTTTATCATAGATGTTATAGCGCTTGGTGACACACCTAACCGCTCGGCTGCTTCTCTACCAGAAGCATATAATACATTATTTATTAGCACTGGTTTTCTTCGTTTTGAACTACGTTTTTCTATATGTTCTTTAGTAAGTTTTCTACCAGTATTAACTAATCTTGCGGCTTCTGTAGCCCCATTGTTTACGAAGTTAATACCTTTTCTCTTATTAGTTTCTGAGATTTTTCTCTTATGGTCTTCTGATTTTAAAATACCTTTCGGCATATTTCTATGAGAATATGTTGCTCGTTTTTTGCCATTATTATAGTTTGGTTTTTTCACACCTTTCAGTTTTTCAGACATAGCTTTCTTCCATTCTTCCGAACGGGATTTACCATACATATAATGTTTCTCACCACTAATGGCGACACAGGTAGTTTCTATGATGTATGGGGAGAGGTCTTCATTGTCATCGTTATATATAGATGTAAGACCAAGTGCTTCGTCTATGACGGAATAAGTAAGCATAATGCTGAGTCCTTTAGTTTACTTTTGACTTAGAGGAAATAGAGGTTGCAGCCTCGTGATTTCCACTTTCTTCACTCCTATTTATACTTTTGAGTTTTTGCGCTATGAATGAGTCAACCGAGGAT